GACCTGGCCATCTGGGTTGGCCCTGGAAGCAGTGGCTCGTGCCGGTCGCTGTGGTGGCTGGGCCTGGCGCCGGGCGGGCTTGACCGCGGTTACGCGGGGGCGCATTTCCCCGGTCGACTGCGTGGGGCGATTCTCGACCATGATGCGGGCCCGCAGGCCGACCCATTCCCGCGGGTCGACGTGGATGGTGCTCTCCATGTCGAAGCCCAGGGCCTCCATGACCTCGAAGAGCCTCGACTTGTCGGACAGGAACCCGTCGGTCAGGAAGGCCTCGGGGAGGGCGATCCACTGGCGGATGCGCGTGTCCGCTGGCAGGTCACCGCTTTCGATGGCCCAGTCCAGCCAGAAGGTGGTCCGGGTCTTGCCGGGATTGAAGGTGTCGGGCTGCTCCTGCGGCTCACCGACAGCGAAAACCTCTGCGTCGTACAGGTCGTCGGGGATGTCCGGGATTGGGGGCGCCGAAGAGCGCTCCGCGGTCCGTGCGATGGTGTCCCAGCTTGTCATGGTGCTGACCTCCTGGCTGTTGACGGGAGCCACCCGTGATGTCACTCCTCAGGCTCGGAATCAGGGATGTGCGGCAGGCGATGCTCGACCATGCACGGCACCCAGGCCGGGCAGGCTTTCGGTGAGCACCACCAGCCGGTCGGGTTGGCGGGAAAAATGGCGGCATCGATGGCCCGCTCCACATCGCCGACCACCGAGGCGTACCACCCGACGTGGCTCTCGTCCCGCCGGGTGCGAATGACCTCTTCGGCGCGCTTGCTGCCGGTGTCGATGAGGCGGGCAAACTCGAACTCCACGGGATAGCCGAGCGCGAAGGCGTACGCGGTGGGCTGCAGGTCGGTGTCGGCCGCGTCCTGCCCCATGCGCCTGGCGCCGGTCTTGATGTCGCCGACGACATCGTGGACGGTCACGTAGTCGATGAAGCCAACGAACTCCCGCCCGCTCGGCAGCTCACGGGAGACGCGGAGCTGGACGGCTGCCGGCTGGATGAGCGGCGCGTGGCAGTGCATGTGGATGCGGGTCAGCTCGATGGCCGAGTCGAGCGACCGGGCCTGGTTGCCCCCCTCCCAGTCCACCTCGTCACGCCCGCCGGCCTCGTCGACAGCGATGCGAAACGCATCCTCAGCAACCTCCAGCACCTCGCCGACCGGGAGGTCGTCGTGGGTCTCGATTTTCTGCGAGAGGTTGTGCGCTGCCGCCCGGTCCACGGCCGTCCCGCGGATGAGCGAGGCGTTCGTGCGGCGCGGGACGCCTTCCAGGTACAGGAAGGCCCACTGGCGCGGGCAGCGCAGGAACGTGGAGACGGACGAGTGGCTGAGGTGGTCGATGTCCTGGGGGCGCCGGGGGTATGCGGTCATGGTCAGTTTCTCCCGAGCCAGCGACGCAGAGAGAACGCCGTCGTGCGCTCGACGTAGGGGACAACACGGTCGCCCCAGATGGTCCGCTCATCAGGCGAGGCGAGGCCGAAGGTCTGTTCGAACTTCTGGACGACGCGCGGGTAGTAGGACTCCCACGGTTCGTCCGTCACGACGAGGTACTGAATCGGGTGCTGGAACTCACCAGAGGTCATCGCTCAGCTCCGCGTACAGGCGTTTGCGCGGCCAGTGGGCCTTCGGCAGGCGCCACTTGCCAGGCTGAATCTCCTCGTCGTCCCAGCCCGCCCGGAACGTCCGCTCTACCCCGCAGGCGCGGCAGCGGCCGGAGACGTGACTGTTGCCCGTTGGGGTGTCGAGCACCCAGCGGTGGCGGCAAGTGGTCGTGGTCATCGGTCCCCCCGTTCGAGCTGGATGAGCGTGGCGGCCAGGTAGATGGCCAGGTCGAGGGCCTCGTCGAGCGCCTCGTAGACGAGGTCACGCTCGTCAGCGGAGAGGTCCCATGCGCCGTACTGGGCGTGCCCGAGGGCGAGGCGCTGCTCGATGAGCCGGTTGAGTCGTGTGGACTCAGCCGCGATGCGCCCGACGCGCCCGGCGATCAGGTGTGCGATGGCTGGCTCATCCATGGCGACCTCCGTGTGACCCGATGACGTGGGTGGACCTTCCGTAGCTGGTTGGGGCTCAATAATCTCGGGTTTTCCTTTGACTTCATGGCTTTGCCCCCTGTGCGCTGGCTCGATTTGGGTTGTCCTCTCACACCGTGGCTCTTCCGCGCGGGTAGCCCTGCGCCGGCAAGGCTTGCGCCGTGCCAAGACCTAAGGGTTGCCCTTTTCGACTTGGCTCCTGGACCGGTGCTCGGTGACGGTGGGTTGACCTGTACCGGCGAGGCTCTGCGTGCTGACGCCAAAGGCTCTGGGTAGACCGGGCAAGTTCTGGCTCCGCGCGCGTTGCTCCGCGGGCGTGGGTTGACCTGCCGCGAGTTGGCTCCGCGCGCGTGGCTTCTTCCCTTTGGGTCGACCTGAAAGGCACAGGCTCCGCGCGCGTTGCTCCACCGCAATGGGTTGACCTGCCGCACGGTGGCTGCGCGCGCGTTGCTCCCAGCGCTTGGGTTGGCCTGAGTTTCGGTGGCTCCGCGCGCGTTGCTGGTCCGTTCTGGGTTGACCTCGCGGCGAATGGCTCCACACAAACGCCCCTACGAACAAGGGTCTCCCTCATGACTGATGGCTCCGCGCGCGTTGCTCGCGGAAGATGGGTTGACCTGTACTGCCACGGCTCCCCCGCGCGTTGCTAAAGGGCCTTGTTTTGACCTGGCCTCGCGAGGCTCCGCAAGCTCCTTCGGGGCGGGTTGGCCTGGGGAACACAGGCTGGGCGAGCGGTGCCACTACTCCGCGGGTGGGCCTTTGCAGGCTCGGCTCGGGGGGTATGACTGCAGGGCGATGGGTTGACCTCGACCTTGATGGCTCCGCGCGCGCTCCTCCTTGGTGGGTCGTCCTCGGTCTTGGTGGCTCCCCGCGCTTTGCTTCTTCGTGAAGGGTTGCCCTAATTCTCCCTGGCTCCGCGCGCGTTGCTCCGACACCCTGGGTTGACCTGAGGGTGACCGGCTCCGCGCGCGTTGCTTTTGGTAGAAGGGTTGACCTAAAGACCCCTGGCTCCGCGCGCGTTGCTCCACAATGATGGGTTGACCTCGCAACACATGGCTCCGCGCGCGCGACTGTCATTTTCTGGGTTGACCTTGGGCACCCTGGCTCTCCCCCATTCGCTGTCACTTGCGGGTTTGCACCCCTGCCTTCTGGCTGTCCCCCAGCCCACCGCGCGGAAGGGCAACGGGTCATCCCCACTTTGGCGGCTCGCGTGGACGGTGCTTGGGGATGGCGGGTTGACCTCAGGTCACTTGGCTCCCCCCGCACGAGCTGCCGGGTTGTCCCCACACCTGGCGGCTGGAGTGATGCTGCGATCGCAGGGTGGCCCACAGGACGATGGCTCAGTCGCACGGGTTCGCCACGCTGCCACGGCTCGTTCCCAGCGCAGGACTCAGCGGGTTCCCCTTTCTCGCCCGGCTCGCTGGTGACGCCGGTAGCGTCGGGTTGGCCTGCTCGCTTGGGCTGGCCACCTCCACATCTTGGCTTTGCGCTTATCCTGTCGGGTGCCCCTTTGTGTGCTCGGCTCGACGCCGCCGAAGCAGGGTCGCCCTCCAGCGATCGGCTGGACCCGCAAGCGCTCGCTTCCCACACCGGGTCGACCCTGTTCCTCAGGCTGACGACGCTCATTGCAGGTCCTCGATGTCGATGGGCTCATGGCGGATGATGCGCAGGATGGGACCAAGCTCCAGCTCGGGGTACAGGTCGGGGACCGGGTGATTTTTCTCCTTCCACCCCTTTTCCATTGGCCAGTTGGGCGGCGCGATGTAGTCGTGATGACCAAGCTGCGAGATGGCGTACGGCTGCTCCCACGGCTCGTCCGACACGCTCTCCCACGACACCTGGGCGAAGTGACTGAGCAACAGCTTGACGGTCCACCGGCGGGCCCGCCGGTCGATGTGCATCGGCACGAGCATCGCGCGCTTCGGGTCAGGCGTGGCTGCGAGGATGGCCCGGTTGATGGCGCCGTTGGCGGCGATGGGCGATCTGCCAAGCGCCATCAAACCAAGCAGCTTTTCGGGGTCGACGGCGCCGGAGAGGAAGGCCTGCGACCCTTGGCTCTTCGCGTGCGGGAGCCTTGTCAGCGCCTGCTCCGCGTAGTGGCCCTGGATGTTGAGGAGCCATTCGCGTGCCTTGCGCTGCTCGTAAAGCTGGCGGTACCACGCATTGCGCTGGCGCACCATCTGGTCGCCGGCGTAGTACGCCATCAAACGGAATTGCCGGTTGTACTTCGCGCGCCGCTCCGGCGTGAGCCCCGCGTACGCCCAGAGCGACTGGGGCCGCCGGCAGTACTGCGGGGCGGACAGCGCGCACAGGCCGGAGGCGATGACGGGCCCGATGCCGGTGATGGTCAGCGCCCAGCGGCCACGCTCCGACGAGCGGGCGTACTGGCCCAGCACGCCGACCATGGCGTCTTCGAGCATTTCGAGGGCGCCCTCGAACGTGTCGAGCGTGAGGTTCGGCAGGTCCCGCTTGCGGAGGTCCTTGGCCTGGTTGCCCATGGCCACGCGGTGCTTCTGGAGCGCGAGGTAGCTGCTGACGAGGAACTTGGCCTCGGCTTCCGAGATGCGGTCACGGCGGGTGATGCGGCGCAGGTCGCGGAGTAGCGTCTGGCCTGGAGCGATTTCGACGTCGGTGATGTCTTTCAGCGTTGCGACTGCGGTCATTCCTGTCCTCCGGGGGAGAGATGGGGAGTGGACTTACGAGGAGCCGAGCGCTCCAAATCCTTCTTCTTCAGCTCGACGACGATGTCGCGCCTCTCGTAGGAGAAAAACTCCATCGCCTCAGCCAGCTCGCACGCGATCCAGGCGATGAAGTCCATCCAATCGCCCGGCAATGCACCCTCTTTCACTGAACGCCTGACATGAAAGTTGTTGCGCTCAATCGTTGCGGTGACCTCACGTCTGCCGTCGAGCCCGCTTTCCCGCATTTCAAGAAGGAATTTCATCTTTGGTCTCCAGTGCGCTCCCGCACGAGGTCGCGGATGACGACGAATGCGCAGGCCAGCGCGCTGCCCACGAGCACGACCTGGACCACGATGGTGGCGAGTTCGAGGCCGCTCACTGCCGATCCCCCGCTGCATCCCGCTGCATCGCGCGAATGGCAGACGCGACGACTGCCCGGAACTCTGCTTCCGTGTGGGCCGGGTGGAGACGCAGGGAACCGATCGCACGCCATCCCGGCGTCCACAGCTCCAGCGCAACCTCGCGAGCCGTTACCCGGAGCGCCGTGCCGACGGTGGCGGGCATCCCTGGCTCGGTGTCGCACACCTCGTCCACGAGCTGGTCGATGATGATGTTGGCGAGCGCGTGCACCGCCTTGTCGTCCGACGCGTCGACCTTGTGGTGCTGGATGACCTCGCGCAGGAACGCCGGCAGGCGGTCGATGAGCGGCGCGCTCACCCGGCCACCTCCTCGACCCCGCGCCAGACGTCGTCGATCTCGGCGTGGCGCGCGTTCTCCCATTTGTCGCGCTCGATGAGCTTGCTGACGATGCGCCGGGCGCCCACCACGTCACCGGTAGCCAGCAGCGCGTCGAGCGTGTCGAGCGCTGCCAGCTCCCACGTGTCTTGGCGGCTGAGTTCGTGGCGCAGGCTGATGGCCTGCACCCACGCCTCCTCCAGGAGGCCGCTGGCGGTCGGTGGACGACCACGGGTCCGACGTGCGATCATGACTGTGTCCTCCTTGAGCCGGCGTCGGCGCCCAATGCCGGCGCCGGCGAATTTCCATCGACCACCCAGTCCACCCAATCCCTGCGGACGAGCACCCGCCGCCCCAGGCGCACGTGTGGCACCCGCGGGCCGCCCTCCCGCGGGCGCCGGGTCCAGTCGTACAGAGCGGCCGGCGAGATGCCGAGGATTTCCGCGGCCTCGCGGATGGAGATGAGCGCTGCGCGCGGGCTCGACGGAGCGGTCATTTGCCCGCCTCCGCTGCAGCCATGACCTCATCGATCTGGCACCCGATGACCTCTGCCAGCCGCTGAGCCAGCTCAGGTGAGAGGCGTCGCTCGCCCCTGCCGATACGTGACAGATAGTTCCGACTTACCCCCACCTGGGCTGCCACGTAGTGAACAAGCAGCCCCTGACTGCGAATGAGTGATGCCAGCGGAGTCGCTGTACGTTGCCGTTCACGTTGATGTTGCATGTCATCGCAACCTTACAGAGCGTTGCTCGGCCTGTCAACACTTTTTCACCCGAAGTGGCAAACCTGTTGCTTGCTGCAGCAACAACCACCACGTGTCACTCCTTCCTTCGTGGTCCACCAGGCTTTCCGGGTATCCGTGCCCGCAGCACCTGGAGGTCCGCCTCACTGAGCAACCGTCCACCACCGGCGACCGGCTGCCCTAGCCCGAGCTGATGGACGAGCTGGTGAACGCGTTGCTTGCTGACGCCGAGGCGCCGCGCCGCCTCGGCCTGCGTCATCAGGTCAGTCATTCGGTGAGGTCTCCGACCGGCTCTGCAACGGTGACCCAGTTAGCACCGGACTGGAGCCAGGCCTCACTGGTAAACTCCGGCTGTCCTTCGTAGACGGTAAACCCGCTGTAGTGCTCGTCATCGTAGACCCGGGCAACCCGCACCCGGAGGCTGCCGTCGGGCGCTTCGACCAGGACCGGCGTGAACTCGAAGCACTCCTGCACTACCTCCCGCAGCTCGTCTGCGGTCACCTCGACTCGCTCCCCCCAGTCCGGGTTCACCATCCAGTATGTCTGCATCTCTGTGTCCTCCTTGGCCTGTCTCATCAGTGCCGGGCGGCCATCCCCGGCAGACTGGGCGATGAGCCCAGTTTCGACAGTCGGCTAAAAACCCCTCGGCGGGTAGCCATCGACGATCTCCAGACCAACCGCGGCAGCGTGCCGGCCGACGATCTCATCGAGCTGCGGGACGATGCCGCTGGAGCGATTAGGACGGCGGTACAGCTTCCAGACATCACCTTCGACGCGGGAAATCATCATTGCCCCCGACGCCTTGTGGCTGCGGACCTTGCTCGGCTCAGTGCTACCGACAGGATGGGGGTCGATCTCGATGTAGCGATCGCGCAGGACCTGCTTGGCCTCGGTGAACCCCAACAGGTCGTTCGCGCGCTGCCAGGCGCCGGGGGTGTACTGCGTCATCTCGTCGAGCGTCCGCTGAATGTCCCACTCCCACGGGCGGACGACCGTCACGCCGTCGCGGCCATCGAAGCGGTCGGCCTTCGCGGCGTCGAGCTTCCAGCAGCGATAGTCGGCGTCCCACTTGCCGCCGGCAGCCTTGATCTCGTCCTTGATGGGGTAGGTGTTGCCGGTGATGTATGCGGTGGTCATTGCTGTGTCCTCCTTGACCTTGTGTCCTCAGTATGACGGAGTCTATGAACTCCGTCAATACACAGAGGCCAAGAATCCCCCGAGTTTTGTAAACTCTGTGTAAAATCCGAACCTCAGCTCACGGCCTGCACGACCACTGCGCCCACGCATCCCTGCCCAGCGCCAGATCGCGCTCCACCACTCTCAGGGCAACCCGTGCATTGACTACCGGGTCCATCCAGCGGTCCGGGTCCTCGCCCGCCCAGGCGAACCACCCCAGCCAGAGCTGCATCAGCCCGCGCGAGCTCCCACCATCGCCCAGCGCCCACGGCGACCACCGCGACTCGCACCACGCCACCGCCAATGCCTGCTCGCGCAGCTCCTCCGGCCACCCGGCGACTTCCAGGACGGCCAGCATCTCGGCCCTGGTGAGCTGGCCGCCCTCCGCCGCGGTCCGCCGCGTCGCGGCCTCTGCCACCACGGCCGCCATCGACGTCGTCTCGCCCGGGTGCAGCCGGTCATCCAGCACCGGGGCAGGTGAGGTAACGTGTGCCGTCGGCGACGCGGTCACGACGGGCACAGGCGCCGACATCGTGGCCGCATCGCGCGCGCATCCACTGACCAGGCAGGCGAGGATGGGCAGTGTCCATGCCGCCCGCCTGCCCCTCAGACGCTCCCCCTGGACGATGGCTCACCCGGCGGACTCACCCCGGCGCGCCGCTGGGCCCGGACCTCGATGCCATACGCCGAGGCCACGACAGCAATGGCCGAGACCGCCCCTGTCGCCAGCCCGCGCACCGCCTGCTCGCCGATGGAGGTCCACCAGTCAGCATCCGTCAGTGCCCCCGCCGGCATGTCAGCCAGCGACGTGAGCGGGCCGATGAGACCGCTCAGCACAATCAGCATCACCACCGTCAGCGGTGTGACCCTCATGCATCACCCCCAACTGCCCCCGCCGGCTGGCGGGGGCTTACTCTTTTCCCAGCCCGCCCCCGTTCTCGATCTTGTGCAGCGTGCGGGTCTGGTCGCGTTGCAACCGCAGCAGCTCGTCCTGCTGCTGGACCAGCTTCTCGACCCGGTCAGCGAGGGTGTCGAAATGCTGGGCCATCTGGTCGAGTCGCTCAGTCAGCGTCTGCGTCGACTGCAACAACATCTGGATGAGCGTGTTGGCGGAGCTGAAGAGCGTCTGCGCGTCGCTCGTCCTCACACTCCCGGCCTCGCGCCGTCGTTGCACCCAGGCCGTCAGCCCGGCGCCGATGATGCCACCTGTCGCCGCAATCACGGCCGCCATGGCTGAGATGGCCGCGATAGTCGAGTCGTCCACCTCACCCCACCTTCCCCGGCCACGTCGGCCGGCCGCTCGCGTCGTGGGTGTGTCTCGCCAGGGCCGCCTGCGTCTCGGCCAGCCCCTGCAGCACGATGGTGTCCTGCGCCGTGAGCTGGCGCGCCTTGGCCAGCGCTTGGTCTACTGTGGCAAAGTCCATGCCGCTCCGGTCGCCGAACAGGATGGTGGCGACCCGCAACAGCAATTCGCGCTCCTGGTCCGTCATCTCGTCCTCTCCCCCTGACTTGGCCCGCGCAACGATCGCGGGAATGACCTCGACCCCGCGCCCTGGGCACGAGGTCGCCCATGCCGGGTCGACCACCCAGTCGCGATGGCCCTTGACCGGGACCTCTCGCCCGATGCGCTGCCAGGCGTCGCGGACCGCCTCGGCAGCAGCGCCCTCCTCGAACGGCGACGGGACTCGGGCGGACAGGTCGCCGACGAAGGCGATGCCAACCAACTCATGGTTGCGATTGGCAACGTGCGCCCGCGCTCCCCAGCCGCAGCGGTAGACCCGCGCGGACGGGAAAACGGCGTAGTGGTAGCCGAACCCTTGCCATCCCTTCTGCACGTGGTACCGGTCGATGGACCGGATGTGTGCCCGCTCCTCGGCCTCGGTTGCCCACGGCGAGATGGTTGTGACGGTGTGGTGGATAGCCAACCCGATGACCGTCCCCAGCGGCGCCCAGCCGTTGGGATTGGTCACCTCTCCCGTCGCGTCGATGATCATGCCATCACCCCCTCGGCGCGCAGCCTCTCGGCGATGCGCTGTTTGATGCGCTCCCGTATCTCCGGGTCGATGTCGAGTTCGATGGGCGTGATGACCACGTTGCCTCGGCCACTCTCGGCGATGGCGACCGCGAGCCGGAATGCCTCGTTGCGGTCATCCACGTCGATGAGGTACCGGGCGCCGTTACGCTCCCACGTCACCGCCCACGACTCCATCACTCACCTCCCCCTTGATGCCCTCGGCCAGCAGGCGCAGCGCGCGAAATGGCTCGGGCGTGACCGCGCGCAACTGCCGATACTGGTCGAGGTCGACCCCTGCGATGGGCACATCCCGGTCGAGCTCGTCGAGCACAGCCGAAATGGCCTCGTCCTCGGTTTTCCAGTCACCGACGGCCACCTCATCGAACCGCGAGCTGCCATCGGTGTAAGCGTTGAGCACCTCCACCACGGCCACCCAGCCCCCGGGGACACGTCGCATTTGCCTGATGACCCTGCTCATGGATTCGCCCTCAGCACGAGCACGACGCCGTTGGCGCCATTGCCGCCGGCTGCGCCGTTAGAACCAGATGCGCCAGAGCCAGCCCCAATGCCGTAGGTACCTTTCCCGGACCCGCCAGATGCTCCTGCCCCGGCCGCCCCACCGGTCCCACCTGGGGCCGTGATGGTGCCCTGGTTGACAATATCGACAGCAAGGACACAGACGAGTCCGCCGCCACCACCTCCACCACCACCTCCACCACCACCTCCTCCTCCCCCGGCTGCGGCGTACTGGCTCGTGTTGTTGCCGCCCTCGCCGTTTCCGCCGTTCTGACCATTCTGGCCGTTCTGACCATTCTGCCCGGCGGCCCGGATGGTGCCCTGGTTATCGAGGATTTCGCAGCAGATGAGGAGCATGCCGCCACCGGCGCCGCCGTTACCACCGTTACCACCATTTCCGCCCGCGCCGGAAGAAACTCCGGTCAGGTCACTCCCGTCGAGTGCCCCGTTGGACCCGCTTCCGCCACCGCCGCCGCCACCACCACCAGCCCCGCCAGTGAAGCCGCGGAAATAGTCGAGAATGACGCCAAGGAGGTCGCGCTCGTGCGTGCTTGCGGGGGCGCTTTGGCCTGCCTGGCTAGCCCCTCCGCCCACTCCACCGCTGTAGTTCGTGTTGCCTTTGCCACCATTGCCACCACCAGCGCCCGTCCCGGAAGCAAGGGGCCCGTAGCCGCCCGCGTAGCTGCCATTGCCACCCCCTCCAGACCCCCCAGCACCGCCGGCTGCGGCGATACCAAGTCTCTGGCCCGTGTTCGCGCCATCTGCGCCCGGGTTTCCTGCCTGCCCGTTCGTGCCAACGCTCCCACTTCCCGGGGAGCCCGTTCGCCCGGCTGGCCCACTCCCCCCACCGCCCCCCGTCCCCCCGGGCGCCCCGCGCCCGTCGCAGTGGAGGACGGCGCCCGAGCCGATGCTGACCTTGCGGGCGAAGATGAAGCACGGTGACGCGCCCACGTCCACGGTCACGCCCGCAGCGATGTTCAGCTCGTCGTAGTACAGGACGCCGCGGGTGGGGCTGAGCGTGGTGTTGCTCGTGATGTTGGCGATGGTCGTGCTCCCGTTGTTGAACGGGAACCGGATACCCAGCTCGCCGAGCTGGTTGACGTCGAAGATTTTCTGGATGGCAATGTCCGCCGTGGGATTGAAGACCACGTTGCCAAACGCGCCGTACCCCGGAGCCTGTGTCGCCCTGTCCCTCACACCCCTGACCATGTGCTACCTCCTCACAGCGCCTGCGCGTAGAAGTCATCGAATCGCGTCGCGGTCGAACCCCGCGCGAACAGCCCGGCCCGGTCCATGGTCACGTGCTGGCTCACCGTCGTGTCGATGCGCAGCACCCGGTCGACCCACACCCGCACCCGCTCGCCCTGGCAGATCATCCGCACCTCCGCCGTCGCCGAGGGTGTCCACGCCGCCGTGGCCACCGTTGTCTCCACACCGGCGGCAAACACCGCGAGGTGGACAAGTGAATCGCCCCGGTCCACGTAGGCGGCGATGAAGTTGCTGGTGTCCTGCAACCTCGCTACCACGCCCGCCTCGGCGGAGCCGGTCAGCGACGAGATGCGCGTCTCGACCACCACGTCGAACGGGGCAATACGCGGTGCCAGGCCGGTAATGGTGATGGCCGCCGGGGCGCCCGTCGCCCGTGCCTCCTGGAAGTTCGGGGCCAGCCCGGAGATAGTGATGGCCCCGGGCATGCCAGCCGCGAGCATGGCGGCGAGCGATGGCGCAAGGCCGGCAAGTGAGACGGAAGCGGGGGAGCCGAAGGGGAGGGTGGGGGTTGGCCCGAACGCCACCCCCCGACCAATTCCAGTCGGCAGCGTCCCCGGGTCGGCGTACTTTGTGCCGAAACCGCTCGACCACGGGTAGACGTTGATGTAGGGGGAGTCGGCATGCCCGATGGCGATGGCGTCACCGGACGGACTAAACGCCACACTGTAGCCAGCCACAGGCAGCGTCCCCGGGTTGGCGTACTTCGTGCCGAAACCGTTGTTCCACGGGTAGACACTGATGTACGGGGGGACTTCATGCGCGACGGCGATGGCGTCACCAGACGGGCTAAACGCAACCCCAAAGCCATCCCCAGTCGGCAGCGTCCCAGGGTCGGCGTACTTCGTGCCGAAACCGCTCGACCACGGGTAGACGCTGATGCGGGGGGAGCTGGCATGCGCGACGGCGATGGCGTCACCAGACGGGCTAAACGCCACCCCAAAGCCATTCCCAGTCGGCAGCGTCCCCGGGTTGGCGTACTTCGTGCCAAAACCGCCAGACCACGGGTAGACGCTGATGCGGGGGGAGCTGGCATGCCCGACGGCGATGGCGTCACCAGACGGGCTAAACGCCACCCCAAAGCCATTCCCAGTCGGCAGCGTCCCCGGGTTGGCGTACTTCGTGCCGAAACCGTTGTTCCACGGGTAGACGCTGACGTAGGGGGAGCTGACATGCGAGACGGCGATGGCGTTACCTGATGGGCTAAAAGCCACGCCGCGGCCATCCCCAGTCGGCAGCGTCCCAGGGTCGGCGTACTTCGTGCCAAAACCGCCAGACCACGGGTAGACGCTGATGTAGGGGGAATTGCCGTGCGCGACGGCGATGGCGCCCATCGCTTACCTCAGCCTTTCGGTGCCCCGCCGCCGCCGGGTGCACCACCGCCGGCCTGGGCGCCGCCGGCCGGCGTCACCCCGCCGCGTGCAGCCTCCTCCCGCGCCTTGATGCGCTCGTGGGCAGCCTTGAGACGGGTCACTGGCGGCAGCTCAGGCTTGAGCGCCTCGATGATCTGCGTGACCTCAGAGATGCGCTGGTCCGTCTCGTCGTGGAGCTGCTGGACGCGCTGGCGGAATTCCCCCCTTGCGCCGTTGGCCAGGATGCGGGCGAAGCGCTCCTTGTTGGCCTTGTGCATGAACAGGTCGCGTTCCTGCGCCAGCAAAGTGGCCGCCAGCATCTCGTCGCGCTCTTCCTGGGAAAGCAGCAGGAACTCGTCAGCCATGGATAACCTCCTTAGCTCGTGGTGAACTGGATGATGCCGTTCGTGTTGAACTGCAGGATGAGACTGTTGCCGTTGCTGATGGTCACGTTCGCCGGTGTGTTGTCGAGCAGGCAGTAGGCCACCAGCGGCTTCCCCGTCGGCGTGTCGTCGTAGATGATGGCGTAGCGGAACGTGCAGTTGCCGCCACTCGCGGTGATGGTCACGTCGTCAGCGTCGAACGTGGTAGTCAGGCCCGAGCGGGTGACCGTGACGTTCGCCAGCGTCGGCCGCGTGTAGTTGCTCGCTTCGTTCGAGCTAACATCCGCGATGACCGAGTGCCCCGACTGGTTCGGCGTGTATGCGCTGGTGACGAGAATGATCTTGAAGGTGTGGCCGTCCAGGTCGAGGTTGGCCTTGGCCACTCCCTCGACGAACGCGCCATACACTTTCCACGGGTCTGCTGGCATCTCTCTCCCCTATGCCACCGCAACATGTGGCGTTTGTAGTGTCGTTGACGTTGGGGCCGCGGCGTTCGAGCTGATCGCGAAGCTCCCCGCGGTCCACGTGTCGCCGCTGAACGATGTGCCGAGCGCACCGTTCGCCCGGTCGAAGGTGTCAAACACAATCTTGTCCAAATTCCGGTAGACGTAGCTCGGCACCAGCGCCACCTGGCAGTTGAAGCTCTTTCCCGCCCAGTTCGGTGGCACCTGGTAGGTCAGGCTCTCGATGTACCATGTGTCGTCCACCCCTGAGACCGGGTCGGCGTACTTGATGAGGTCACCCAGTTCGGCGGTGAGCAGTTTCGGGATGGCCGAGCCCGTCGGCTGGAAGACGAGGTGCAACGTCGGCCACGGGTAGCGGCCCACGCGCAGCTCCTGGTAGGCGTAGTCGCGCAGCTTCTGCCCCGTGTCCCCGGCGAACGGCACATCGAACCGCAGCTCGCGCCCTGCCGGCAGCCCGTCCTGCGACAGGATGAACGCCGCCTCAGGCCGGTCGGCGAAGAACTCCGTCGGCTGCCCGCGAATCTGGAACTTGGTGACGTAGATGGTCGCCGTGTAGGTGTTGCGCAGCCTGAGCCGGAACCTGCCACCGCCGAGGTCCGTCACCGTGACCTCCAGGTTCGAGGTCCGGTCGGTACCGCTGCCGTTCTGGGCACTGTTGGCCAGGTAGTCCACCACCGCAACGGGCTGCGTGAGCGCCACGTAGACCGAGTTGGCCTGGAACACCCGCTCGTAAATTTCCCCCGCCGCCAGTGCCATCGAGGTCGCCGGCTTGGTGAACATATTCTGGGAGAAGGCGAAGATCGGCGTGTCCGCCTGCCCGTTGATGAACTTGGTCCCCCTGGCCGAGACCGACGTCACCAGCTCCAGCGGGTTGTGCTCGATCTCAATCGACACCGGCACCACACCGCCAGCCACTCCCCACGTGTCGTCCACCTGCCGTCTGACCCGCGACGCCCGCGACTCAAACCTCACCCGCCCCTGCGCGTCGCACCACAGCATGCCGCCCATCTCGCTGGCCGCGACCGCCATCAGGGCACTGAGCGGCTCCTCGCCAACGGCGAAGTGCATCGGCAGGCTCTGCACACCGGCGTCAACATGGCGGGCGCCGACGTCGATGCCGATCGCATCGAGGACGGCGTTGATAGCCTGCCCGGTGGTCCTGGTCGTGCTTGCCGTGACGTTGACCGCAGGCGCCGACCGCATCACCTCAAGCAGGTCGTCACAGTCCACCCGGCACATTGGGACCTGCCCAGCCGCCCAGTTCACGCTCCACGTCATGGCATAGCCAGTCCAGATGGTGTAGTCGGTGCCCTGGTACGTTGCCGTCAGGCGGATGGGCACGCCGGGCTCAAGCAGCCCGTACAGCGGGGAAGACATGTTTTGTGGGGTGAACCTGCCGTCCTGGTTGTTCAGCGCGAGCGACATGCTCGACGTCCGCGGTTTTCCATCACGCCCGACGCCCCGGCTGATGGTCACCCCGTGCCCCGGCATGGTCACCCATGGCGTCAGGTCGGTCGACCACGTGCCGTCCCGGTCGAAGTCCGCCTCAACCCGCCACGTAATCATCAGTACGCCCTCGCCATCTCGCCGATGACCACGTCAGCGATGGTCCTGCCATCAATCTGCACCGTGACCTGCGGCGGCCCACCCCACCAGCCGGCGCCCTGCATGGCAGCGGCGCGTTGCTGCGGAGTCCCGATTGACCCGGCCAGCCACGGCTCCACCCATGCCTTGGCCACCGGATCCCAGACGAGGTCCTTCCCAAACGCCCCCTTCGGCGGGCCGCCATTCATCCGCCAGTCGTATTCGCCGGCGGGCGTCAGGCCTTCAGGCATGACCGGCCCGGCGCCAGGAGTTCCCCACCCACCGCTTGGCGCGGTCATGGCGGCGGCGATGTCGCGCGCGAGCTGGGCAGCCGCCAAGTTTGAGACGCCATTGCCCTGGTAGAACCCCACCTGCAGCTCGTGCAGCCGCTGCCCGAGGGCCACGCGGAGGGCGTCATTCCCGACCGCGGCAATGGCCTTGCTGAGGTCGCCGAACATCGCCTCGATGTCCGCGTCGCTCATGACCTTGCCCTTGTCGAGGTTGGTCATGAGCTTGTCGGCGAGCTTGAGCATCTTCTCGCTGACCAGCGAACCCGTGCCCTTGTTGCTCCCGAGCGGGTCGAGTTGACCCTTGATCTGGTTAGCCACATCAATGATGGCCGCATTGGCCACCCCCAGCCCCTGCTCCAGCTCGACCTGCATGGTGTGGATGGCCTGCTGGATACTCATGCGCAGGGTGTCGTCCATCACGGCGCCAGCAGCTCTGCTAAGCTGCTCGAAGATGGCCATGATGTCCTCTTTGGACAGCTCGACGCCTTTTTCGAGGTTTGCGGTGAGCTCCTTTGAAATGCGCGCCATCGCCGCCCGCATCTCGTCGATGATGCCGACCGCGATGCCCTGGCCGATCGGTTTGCCGACCTCGTCTCGCGCCACCTTGGAGGGCGAGGAGATTTGGAGGGCACGCTTGATGGCATCCATGATGCCTGACGCAGCCTGGCCAACCCGGGAGTAGACCGATGGTGAGTTCAGCCCCTGTGCAACGCCCTCACCAATGGCCTGCCCCACCGCCTGCCCGCGCCACTGGGCGGTTTGCTCACTGGCCAAGGCCGCATCCAGGAGCGCCTCACCCGCCTCACGGGTCGGCTGCATCTGCGAGTAAATGCCGTCGGCGATGCCATCCCCGATCGCCGTGCCGCTGCGAATGGCGAGCTGATACCACTCCTCCGGCGCCAAGTCGTCCCGCAACAGATCAAGCAGCTCCCGGAACCGCTTGGCATCTCCATCGGTCAACGCCCGGTAGGCCTCGCCGACACGCCGCAGGATGTCGATCTGCTCCTCTTGCGTGCGGCCGGTCTGCTGCATCGCCTCAAGAAGCCCGGCATACCCCTCCGCCCCCATGGCTTTGACCAGCCACTGCTGCATCCCCTTGATGGCCTCGGCGTTTGACTCGTAGCCCTTGCGCTGGGCCTCAATGGCCTCAATCTGCGCCTCAAGGGTGGCCATATAGGCCTTCTCGGCCGCGGTCAGTGAATCCTTGCGTACCTCAAGGTCCTCGTACTGTTCTTTCAAAACCGCGAGCTGGAAGCCAAGCGCCTGGTACTCAGGGTTGGACTCAGCAAACCGCTCGGCCAGTTTTTTCAACGCAGAGTCCAAACGGTCGGCTCCGCCGGCCGCCTCGATGTATGCCGCGCCGAGGTCCTTGTACGTCGGAACCGCCTCGGAGACCGCTCTAGCTGTCGCCTCCTGCTCCCTTCGGTGCTCCTTGAGGGCCTTGATCTGCGCCTCTTCGGACTGCAGCCATTCGCGCTGCTTGAATTCCTTCTCCTTCATGATGGCGACGATGTTCGTCTCGGCGTCGAACACCTTCTGCAGCTCGGGCGGAAGTTCCCGGTACGCCTCAGCAAGGACAAGTGCGTCCGCCCCCTGCTGCTTCATCCACTTGGCTAGCTCGGCAATGCTTGCTTTGGCCGATTCCGCGTTAGAGGCGGCCTCTTGTATTGCAGCGTTCCGCTCCCAAAGCGGCTTGGTTTGGCCAGCGACGTCGTTGAATGCGGCCTGCGCCTGCGTAAACGCAGCGGTCTTTTCCCTCAGTAGCCCCATCACCACCGAAAGCTGGTCGGCTCCTTTGCCGGCTGCCTCAAGTCGTGCCTCAATCTCCTTCAGCGCCTCGGCGGCGCGCTTCTGGCCGGCTACGTCGCCAAACAGCCAGTCCATCAGCCCGTGGCCGCTCGTCTTTTGCAGCAGCAGGTCGAGGCCGAGTGCAAGCGCCCCAATGCCGGCGGTGACCCCAGTCAACCCCGCCGAGAGCGTCAGAGTGCCTGCCCGCATGGCCTTAAATGCGTCGACCAGTGCCATCGTCGCTTTCGTGGCCGGCCCGATGGCAATGGTCAGCGCCCCCATGCCGAGCGCGAGTGCCTGCGTCGAGGATGGCAGCCCGCTCAGGACGTTGACCACCTGCGTGGCGCCACCAGCCACGTCGGTCAGCGCGGGGACGACCATGCTCCCGATGCCGATGGCCATCGTCTCCAGCGAGCCCTTGAGCTCTTCAACCTGGCCTTTGAGGTTACCCATCCGCTGCCTGGCGACCTCGGAGGCGTCCGTGTCGCGCATCTTGTTGGAGAGCGCCTCGAACTCCTCGCCCGTCATGCGCATCAAGCCAGCAGCCGTGCGGTAGGCGTCGTTGCCGAAGATGGTCTTGAGGGCCACGGTCTGCTGCTGCTCGCTGAGCCCGCCCAGCTTGTCGTGCAGCTCCTGCACGATCTCTTTCATCGGCCTGAGCTGGCCCTGCGCGTTGTAGAAGCTCAGGCCAAGCTCCTCCATCGTCGCCTTGGCCTTCTCACTGTTGCCAGACAGCGACGTAAGGAACACCTTGAAGCTCGTGCCGGCGTCAGCGCCGGAGGAGAAGTACTGCGCGGTCGCGGCGATTGCGGCCGAAAAGTCCTGGAAGCTGACGCCCGCCGCCGCCGCCACGCCACCACCCTGGGCGATGGCCAACCCGAGGTCCTCAACCCCGAACCGGGAAACGTTCGCCGCCCCGGCCAGCCGGTTGACCACGTCCGTGAGGTCGCTGGTGCGCAGCTCCCACACGCTCATCGCCGTAGAGGCGATGTTGGCCGCGGTCACCAGGTCCGTTCCGCCCGCCGCAGCAAGGTCCGCCGCCGCCCGCGCCGCCCCGCCCATGATGTCGCGCGTGGCGATGCCGTTGGCGGCAAGCACCTCCATGGCGCCGGCCGCCTGAGAGGCCGAGAACATGGTCTCGGCGCCGATTTTCTTGGCCTCGTTGATGAGGCCGGACATCTCCTGCTTGGTGGCGCCCGCAACCGCGCCAACCTGGTCCATGGCGTGCTCGAAGTCCATCGCCGTCTTGACGGCCATAGCGAAGCCGCCAACACCAGCCGCGCCCAGTCCAAGCAGCGCGGTCTTGGCCGCGTTGCTCGCTGAGAACAGGCCGCCCTTGATCTCCTCGCCAAGGTCGCGGATTTCCTGGCGGGCCCCGCCAGTGTCGGCCTTGACAACAACCCGGACCTCGTTAGCCATTGCCAATCACCCCCGCTTCTTCCAGCAGCGCCACATGCCGCAACACCCACGCCGGCGCCTCGGCCGCCGTGTCAGGCGTCCACGCGGGATACAGCCGGCAGAGCCTGTGCAGCATCATGGCCTCCTCTAGCTCGGGAGGGATGACGATAGGGCGGCCAGTGTCGGGATGGGTTCCGCCCGGGGCGGCTCGCCAGAGGGCGAGCTCCCGGGCGAGGTGGGGTCCACCCCGCTCACCGCCTGCCGCCACTGCGGGATGAGACGGATGCAGAGGTCAGCGGGGAGCATGGTGAGCATGGCCTCAGCCGTGCACTCCACGGGCTCCCCGCCAACCTCGGCATTCCATGATGGTTTGACGGCCTCGAACCACTCGCGGAAGAGCAGCTCGAATGCCTCACCGCCGTCATCGTCGGCGTTGGCCACCTCTGCCGCCCGCCGCTGGATGCGGAAGAGCGCGCGGATGGGCACCGTCGCCGAGCAGCGGATTTCGAGGCCCTTGTACGAGCCGTCAAATTCGAGCACCACCTCTCGCGGCAGCTCGAAGCCCATCGCTTAGCTCCAGGCCGGGACGGTGCCGTCGGCGAGCTGGCCGGGCGCCGACCAGGTCAGGCCGCCGCCAGCTTCGCGGCTCATCGAGTAGTCGGTGAAGAGCACTTCCGCCGCGATGGTCTGGCCGCTGTGGGTGATGGTGACCGTCCGACCGACCTGGTTGGTCGCCAGCGTCCGGTAGTTCTTGAGCACGGCATGGCTCATGTTCGCCGCGTCGTTGAAGATGCCATTGAGCGTAACGCTGAAATCGGCGAGCAGGTGGATGCGCTCACGGGCCGACTTGTCCACGCCCGTGACGTCCTGCACGTCGCTCGGCATCGCCCACTGCAGATTGGTGATGTCGTTCGAGATGTTGCGCTGGGTACCGGCCGAGTCGTCGACCTGCACCGACAGCCCAAGCCCGCTTTCCTTAGCCATTGATTAGCCTCCCTGCACGGTATGCACCGTCGTTGAACTCGTCCCGCCAGCTCTCCCAGCGGGGGTGTCGAATGAGCCGGCCGCGCCTCTGCTGGAGGTACTCCGGCTCCCGCTCGACAGGCACGCGATGCTCGCGGAAGCACCGCTGACCGGCCTCGAAGACGTACGCCTCCAGACCGGCCGCATGCCCAACATCCTCGCCACGGGCAACCCGGTAGCGCCGGCCCGACCGCTGCGCCGCCATCCGCAGCTCCGGGTAACGCGAATGACTCGGGTCCAGGAGCGTCACCCATCCCTGCAGGTAGTGCACGCAGTCGACCTCCTCGCACGTGGCTTCGCGCCAGTGCGTCGGAACCGGCCGCCGGATGGCGAATATCTCCACCGCTACACCTCAAGCGGTTCGCGGGTGAAGACCACCACGAACTTGAGCTGCGAGAACGTCCCCGTCGTCCGCACCCGCAGGTAGCGCTCAACCGCCGCCGTCTTGGATGCCGACTTCGCCACGTAGGCCCCCGGCGCCGTGAGCGACCCGAACGATGCCAGCGTGGCCCACGGGTCGCCGCCGCCGTCGTCCTGAGATTCCTCGATGAGCACCGTGGGGTTGCCCGACGTGAGGCTGATGACCTGAAGATAAGCCGCCCACCCGGTCGACGTTCCCGCACCATTGTCCACCGAGGCGCCGGAGGTAGCGTTCGCGTCCGTTCGGATGCCCGGCGTGAGCTGGGTGCACCAGTCCAGGCCGTTGCGCCCGCTCAAGCACTGGACGGTGAACGTCAAACCACCCGCAGCTTCACGGCTCCAGTCGAAGTTCACCTGTCGGGCGACCATCGCGGCCGCGTGGTTGCCAAGCCCCTGCCCGCGGAGGTAGGTGACGATGCGCTCCTCCGGCGTGCGCGGAGTTTTGAGTGCTGTGAATACGGCGCCCGGGTCATCGCGCCAAAAGCCGGTGAACGAGATTTCTCCATCCGCCAGGCCGTAGATGCGTTCGCGCCCGCCGGACGAGATGGCCGTCACGTCGATTGCCTCGGAGCTCAGCCCGACCTTGCTGATAGCTCCCACGTCACCGCTCGCGTCATACCCGGCGACAAACAGCCGGTCGCCGATGCCACTCTGCTTACTCACTGATGGCCTCCCCCTCGTAGTCGTCGATGAGCACGTCGAACAGGAGCTGGTGATACAGCGGCGCCGGCTGCCCCCCAACCGCCACCCCGTCCGCCAGCGGGGCGATGACCCGCGATGCCGGGGTCATCGTCAGCCGTGTGACCAGCCCACCGAGCGTCGAGTCTGCCCGCAGCGCCGTCTTGACCGCCCGCAGGGTGTCGGCCATCTCCACGTCCAGCCGCTTCGTCTCGCTCTGCGCCGAACGGGCCACCCACGCGAGGACCACGCCGAAACGGTGCGTGGTCATGATGTTGGCCAGCGTCTCCTCCTCGGAGTCCTCGCCGTCCCACCACACGGCCGCCAGCCGCGAGACGTCCGGCGCCTGGAGGCCGACACCCGTGACAACCACGTCAAAACGCTTCCGCCCGTACGGCCCCGTCTGCGCCGCCACGGCGTCCAACTTGGCCTTCAGCGCGTCGATGACATCCTCGATGTCAATCACGACAGCGCCTCCACGATGGGCGGAGCGAAGATGCCCTGCGCCTTGACCTTGTTGAGCGCGTAGATGGTCCGGGCGTAGAAGTCACTCGTCCTGCGCAGCCGGCGCCCTTTGCGCTCACCGAACGCCAGCCATGACCTTGTCGGGCGGTTGTTATGGCTCTCCAACACGCTCCGGTGCCAGATGCGGCGCTGACGTACTTTGCCTTTCTTTGTCGTATATGTCTCCATCCCGCCGCGCCGCACCGAGATAACCCCACCCCACACGTCAGTCGGCGTGATGAACACGTACCCGGCAGTCCCTTGTTTTCGCCGCTGGATGACCCGGATGCTCGAAATCGTCCGCCCGGTCCTGACCAGCTTGTAATTCAGCATCGAATACTTCATCGTCTCGGCGCCAATTTCACCGAGCGCCAGCAGCCCCTGGGCAACGGCATCGTGCATCCGCTTGCCGGCGTCTGGCTGAAAGAGCGGACCGGACACGTCGACCTTGACCAGGCTCATGCCACACCCACCCGCCGATAGGTCACCAGCAGCGACCGGATCGCCGCCCACGCCGTGGACGACCGCGACTGGAATCCCGACACACCACTGCCGCCCACATCGGTCATCACGACCGAGCCCTGGTACCCCGACAGCTCGTCCCAGCTCATCCGCCCAACCCACGCGAGCAGCGCCCGGGTCAGTACCGGGGGCGGCTCCACCACCGACACCGCCGCAGCCGTGTGGCTGACCGCGTTCGTGCCATTGATGCCGCGGATAACGGTGACCGTCGAGCCGCTAACCGCCTCAACCGCCATCCGCTCAGCGCCGACCAGGATGGTGTCGCCCGGCCAGATTTTGTCCGCCACCGACCCGCTCATGGTCAGCACAGTCGCGGAAGCGTTGGCGGTCAGGGTCACCCCCGTGGAAATCAGCCCATGCGGGATGCCCAGCGTCCCGGTCAGCCTGAGCGCCCGCGGCCACGTGGGGATAGCGCCAAGCGCGCCACCCGTCAGCAGCCGGATTTGCCAGTAGGGCTTGCCCGCGTCCGGCCCCTCGGTCGGCTCCATCACGTAGTCCGAGGCCGTCAGCGTGAGGTCGTACGTCCCGTCCGCGTCCGTGTCCGCCACCAGCGAATCCACCGAGACCACCGGGACCGACAGGTAAGCCACCTTGCCCCATTCGTTCGCATGGCAGGCGCGCGTGAGCGAGATGTACGTCTCGCCCTGGCGCTCGTAGGCCGGGTATCCGACGTAGTTGTCGACCGCCCGGCTCATCTGCTCGGCGATGTCGAGCAGGCGCTCGTCCTCACCCGTGTGGTCCGAGCCCAGGTTCGCCGCGCGGCGGAGCTGCGGGAGCCGGGCGTAGAGATTCATCGCCGGCGTTCCCTCGGCGCCGGCCGCGTCACGCTGCCATCAGCAACCTGTTCCTCACCACCTCCGCCAGCACCGACTGGCTCAAACGACCCCGGCGAATCACGCAGCAGGAACTCCGCGAACTCATCGGAGACACTGATAGTCTCACCTTTGCGATAGGCCAGCGGGCCGGCCTGGTAATCTGCCACCACTCGCAACTCAGCCATCCGTCACCTCCAGAGCTGGTGGGAGGGGGGCTCTCCCCCAGACCCCCCTCCCACCGGGTGGGTTAGTCAGACGTCACGTTGTACACGCCAGCCGCGACATCGGCGCCCCAGCGCTGGAAGCCCTGCCGCGTGTACAGCTCGATGAGGAACTGGTCGGTCCGCTGGACCCTGTCCATGAACATCTGCATGCTCCGGTACTCCCCACGGAGCCAGCCGCGCACGTTCACGACCGTGAGCTGGCCCAAGGTGTTGTTCGCCGGGGTGGCCGAGAGCTTCCCGTCCGCTTCAGTCTTGGCGGCATACGCCGGAGAGATGACCGGGATGCCGAAAATGGACCCGACCTGGCCGGTCAGGATGCTGGCCTGCGGCCCGAACTTGTCGACCGTCAAGAACTCCGGGAAGAGCATGAGTTTCGTCACGAGCCCCCGGTTGACCACGATCCGCAGGTTTTCTCTGTCGCTCGCCCAGTCGATGCTGTCGAGGGCATTGACCGAGTTGCCGAGGCCCGCCAGGCGGGCGATGGCGCTGGCGATGTTGGCCAGCGAGATGCTGCCACCGGCGCCGTTCACAGCATTGCCGGCATCGTCCACCAGCCAGTAGTGGCGGATGCCGTCGAAAGCGAGGTAGTGCCTCGTCGCGGCCGGGGCTGCATCGTCAGAGTTGATGTTGCCCGTCCCGGCGTTCGTAAGGTCGCCGTTGTAGACGGCGCTGCCGAGATACAGCGCGTAGGCCTCGCCAAGCTTCTGTCGCAGGAGCTCGGCGAAACCGACAATCGAGTCCTCGCTGAGTTCAGCGCTCCAAATCTGCTGAATCGTGAACTTCTTGGCAGTCAGCGTCCGGCGCCCGCTGCCCGTCTTGCTCGTCGCGTACGGCGTCGCGTTGTCGTCCACCGACTCGCCAACGAGCAGCATCTCCGGCAGCGAGCCGTCGATGGGCACGTAGGTCGTCGGCGCCGTCATCGTGATGGACGGGATAGCCGCCAGCAGCGAATCCCGGTTCCGGGCCGCCTGCCAGAGGTCCTGGACGTACTGGGCGCCGACCAGCTCGGCACCAAACCCGGTCTCCTGCGTGTCCATCGCGCGGGTCCGCGGGGCGGTCATCGCATCATCCGAGACCGACTCCCGCACGACCTGCGGGGGTGGCATCAGCTCGAACATGTACGCGCGCCAGACCCGCTGGAGCTCCTCGCTCATCTGGATGTCGACCGGGCGCTCGCGCAGTCGGCGGGCCCCCTCGATGAGCTGCCCAACCAGCTCCAGGTTTGCCCGGATGCGCCGCTCGTTCTCCTCGCGGCCCTGGTCGTTTCGCCACCAGAACGCCTCGTGCGCCGTCCGAACGCGGTCCGTCGCCGCAGCCCGCACGCCCGGCAGCAGCGACGTATCGCGCTGCACTTCGCCCGCCGACTCATCCGCCGGCTTTTCCTCAGGCTTCCGCTCAGCCACTTCACGCAGCGCCCCGATGTCGCCGCGCATCTCCCGAATCTCCCCGGCCAGGTCAGCCAGCCCGTCCCGCAGCGCGGCAGCGAGCTCGACCACCGGGTCGGCCACCATCTGCTCCGTCATCTCCCCCTCCTGGAAGTCATCTCCCGGATGGCGCCCGCGATGGCCAGCAGGCGGAGGGCGCCCTCATCCCCGCCTGCCGGCGCCGGTGCCAGCTCCCTCAGCTCCACCGGCGAACCGTCCGCTCGCGTGACCAGGGCCCCGGGGTCCGCAGGGACCGGGACGTACGAGACCTCCAGCAGCTCATGGCCGTCGACGAACACGAGGACGTCACGGGGCTTCCCGTCCGGTCCTTTCGCCTGTCGCCACTCAACTTTGCCGGGGATCCACCGCACACTGGTCGCGTTCACGAAACCCCCGCGCACCAGCTCAAACACCTGCTGCGCCTGGGGGTGGTCGGCGAACTCGTGCTCCTGCATGAGCGCGCCGTCTTCCGCCCACGTCCTCACCGTCCGCGCGATGGGCAGCGAGCGGTCGTCGTGCGCCCACAGGACCACGGGATTTCGCGCATACGCGTCCAGCCGCCAGCCGCCGACCTCGATGATTGCCCCGTCACGGGCAACCGCCGAGGTCGAGACGACCGCGGTGACACGCCGCGATTCCTCGTCGACCTGCCGGACGAACCCTGAAACCTGCAGTCTTTCGGCCACGCCGAGCCTCCGCGCTCTGAGGCCCGACGACCGCTCCCTCCTGAGAGCCGTCCCCCGCCGTTAGCGGGGTCTGAGCAATGGGCCGATTACCTGGTCCGCGATGGACCGCTTGCCCGAGTCGCTGTCATGATGCCGCCTCCGCTTCGCCCCCCGCAAAGGGCGCGCGGACGCTCACCTCCACACTGCAATCCCGGCATTTCACCCGCACTGAACCATGCCGAACTTCAGCGAGGAACCTCCCACACCGTGGGCACCTGACCGTCATGGGCTCAGACCCCCGTCGCCTGTGGCGCCTGGTCACGCAGCGGCTCCATGTCCTCCAGCTCGCGGATTTCGTCCACCGTGATGGCCCCCAGCTCCGCCAACCCCCGGTAGTACTCCACCCGCTGCGTGGAATTCCCCCTCAACAGCCCGCGGATGTCGAACTTTGCGTACTGCGGCCGGCTCAGAAGTTGGTCCGACAGCGCCTGCTCGAACCGGGTGATCCACGGCTGCAACGTCACCTGCACGAACTGGATCATCCTGTCCTGGACGTTCGCGTAGGTCAGGCCAGCTCCCTCGCTAGACGCCGCGATCATCTCCGGCGGCACCAAAAACATCCGCGCGATGTCGACCGTCTGGTAACGCCGCGTCTCCAGCGCCTGGAGGTCGTCGGGGTTGATGCTCACCGGCTGCCACTTCGCCTCGCTCGACAGCACCAGCACCCGCGCCCGGTCCCCGTGGCGCTCCTCAAACCGCTGCGCGATCTCCTCCGCCATGTCCGCCGTGATGTCCGCCCCGATGCTCAGCACACCGCTCGGCGTCCCGCCGTTGCCGAGGATGCGGGCCGCTGACCGCTCCGCCACGTACGCCAGCCCGATGCCCTGCGACGCCATCGCAATCGGCGACAGCCCCTTCACGCCATCAATGCCGAACCCCCGGACGTGGACGATGTTCCCGCCATCCGCCCAGCCGAGCTGCGGCTCGGTCCCGTCGATGAGGTACGTCAGCCGTCCCCGCCGGTCTCGTCCGCCCGGCTGAACCCGCGCCGGGTCAATCGGCCACAGCTCCGCCGGCCGCCGGCGCCCCTGTCCATCCACCGATTCGGCCACGTAGACGTAGGCGTTGCCCGTCAGCACCGCGTGGCCGATGACGGTCTCCCAGAACTCAACCCGAGTCACCTCGGGGTTCGGCCGCCCCCACAGGAACGCCGTGTCCGGCGTCCTCACCAGCTCCCGGCCACCCGTCGGCAGCCGCCGGTACACGTGCAGCGGCAGCGACGCGATGCTGCGCGAGATGATGTTCACGCAGGCGTAGACCGCCGACACCCGCAGCGCCAGCTCGCGGTCGACCACCACCCCCGCATCCGACCGCAGCAGCCGGTCCAGCGGCAGCAGCGCAAGCCCACCCGGGCGATTGAGCTGCGCCGGGTACGCCCGCGCCAGCCCTCCTGCCAGTGCTCGCAGGATCATCACGACCTCCTCAACAGGTTGCCGTACACCGCGAGCACGACACCCGCGAATGCCAGCGCGATGGACTCATCATATCGCCAGATGGCCGCCGTCATGAGGCCGAACCCGGCCGGCTCCAGCAGCACCACCAGGCCCGTCGCGACACGCCTCAAACGCTTGCCCATGCCATCACCACCGGCCTGCGTTTGACGACCTTTGCCCACTGCAGGCCGTAACAGACGTTCACCATCGCCATCGCCACGTCCATCGGCCTCCCGCGGGCCCGCTTCGCCAGGAAGTATCCACCGGTCCGGTCCTCCTTCATCCGCGCATTGAGCAGGTGGCGCCGCACCACCGGGTCACACCAGTGCAGCCGCCCCTCGACGATTAGCTGGTGGAGGAGCGCCGTGGCCCCGGTCCGCCGCTCCCCTTGGGCGTAAATGTGCTCACACAGCAGCCCCTCAGCACTGAGGTCCTGCTCCAAAAGCTTGCTGTGCCACGGGTCGAAAACGTTCGACGCCACATCCAGCTCACGATTCCACCTCCGGATCTCCTGCGCCACCTCGTCCAGCGGGATCTCCCAGTCCGGGTCGGGCTTGCCGTCCGGCCTCATCGGCGCCGCCCAGTCCCTGGCCCGGACGAACAGGCACGCCGGCCCGCGGTGGCCACAGGGGCGCTCATCATCATCCCGGTACTGGCCCACGACCACCGCCGTCGTGTCCCGCCGCTCCGAGAGGTCGATGCCCACGATCGACGGCGTCCGCGGGTCCAGCTCGAACTCGTCCAGGCGGCAGGCATCCACCTGTTTCGGCGTGACGAACGCCGCCTCCGAGAGGTCCACCCACTGGTTCAGGTACAGCCGCCGGAAGTAGGCCTCTGGATTTCTGACCAGCTCCCCCCGGTAGAACTCCTCGTCCATGATGTGGCCGAACGACGGGTTCGCCACCCTCCACGCCTCCGGGTCGTCCACCTCGCAGTCAGCCGGCGCCTCCCACCAGCGGAAGAAAAACGTCGGGTCCTCCACCTCCCCGCTTTCGATGCGCTTCCCCAACTCGTAAAGCTGGTAACACCGGCTCCGCTCCAGGTCCGACCCCGCCGTCGTGATGGCGATGATGAGGCCATTCGGGCGAGCCCCCATTGACGTGGTCAGCGCCTGGTACAGCTCGTCCGCCTCCCCAGCACCCCAAACGTGCAGCTCGTCGAGGATGACCCCGGCCGGGTTGAGGCCGTGCTTCGTCGTGCCCTTCGAACTCAACCGCTGGATGAACTGGTAAGGGTTGTTCGCCGCCATCAGTCGCGGGCTCGACTGCTGCCGCCCCTCCGGCACCTGTACCATCGCCGCCAGCGACTCCGACAACTCGCACATCCGCCGGCACTTCTCGAACACCGCGTCCGCCTGCTCCTCCGAAGCCGCCGCGCAGTAGACCGACGCGCTCGGGTCGCCCTGCCCGAACGCCATCCACAACGCCACCGCCGCCGCCAGCTCCGATTTGCCATTCTTCCGGCCAACGCCAATCAACGCGAACCGGTACCGGCGCCGCATCGTCTCCGGGTCGACCTCAAACAGCTCCAGCAGCAGCCGCTGCTGCCACGGCAGGAGTCGCATCGGCTCGCCCAGCCACACCGAGTCGACGAACACGCAGTGCTCCTCGACCCACCGGATGACCTCGTCGCCGACCGTCGCAAACTCCCGCCCCGTCCGCGGATCACGTACCCAGCGCACCGAGGTCCAGGACCCCCTCCCCAGCCTCAACCTGCTCCGGCTGCCGCTCCTTCGCCCGCTCCGCGTTGCCACGCTCGGCCTCGTTGTACGTGACGTTCAGCCGGAACCTGGACTGCGGCGTCAACCCAAACCGCTCCTCGAACTTGGCGATGCGCTCACGCGTCTCCGCGTAAATCGCCCACAACGGGTGCCGCACCAGCGCCCCGCGCCCCTGGATGACCGGCTCCTTGCGCAGCTTCGCCAGCGTCGTTTCGAGGATGTCGATATCGGTCAGCCAGTTGAGGAGCGCCTCGCGGTCCGCGTCCGGGTCAATCGCCGCCGACACCCGCGACCGCCACAGCGCGTCCCACGCCTCCCGCGCCCTCCGCCTCGTCCTCGGAATCCCCTTGAGCGGAAACGGTGGCGCCACCCGCTCCGCCGGCACCACCACCTGCAGCCCCTTCATCCGGCTCGGCCGTTTGAACAGCAACTGGCTCGGATGTTTCTGCCGCACATTGGCCATTCACATCTCCCCCAATAGTGCACGTGCGCCAGGCGCCG